GCCAGGTAGTGCAATACTTCCAAGCTGTGCAGCCCTAGCACCTGTCGCTATTTTTTCACGTAATGTTTTTTCTGGTGGTGGTGCATATCCTATTTCTGGCTCGGGTGGTATTGATGCGAATACTTTTTTTATTGTATCTAAGGATGGTGGCGTGTCGCCTTCTAATTCTATTATACGTCCATCTGGGCTTGTAATTTCATAAATTGGCATTATTGTCTTATCCTCACTTTGTACCCGTCTATATCTTGACTACTATCCATTTCTTGACCGGACATTTGTAGTAAAATTTCATCTTTGCTTTTTGGTAATTTTTGTCTTGATTCAACCAGTTGATTTCTTAAACGAACCATTCTTTCAACAAATTCTTTTTCACTCATACCCTCAGTTATATCCGCACCTGCAAGTTGTAATAATTCTAATTCCCCTTCAGTAACATTACCTAAAGCTCCCCCAGTTTTTGATGCTTCTCTCATTTTTCTAAGTTCATCAAATGCAAGTTTAGCTCTTAAACTTTTTAATGAAGTCTGTGCGGCTTTACCTTTGCCCACAAATTTCCTGGCAAACATTTCACCTGGTTGTTCAAATGCTTCTGTTAAACCTTTTGATTCTATTGCTAAATACTTTCCCAAATCTGTTGTTTGGTATTCACCACTATCTTTTTTTTGAGATATAAGTTCGTCAATATTTTGTATTCCTTTATTAAATGAATCTCTTGCTTGTTTTGTTTTGTTAAATTCTATATTTGCTGACTCTAAATCTTTTTTATAGTCCTTTTGATTTACAAGGGATACTTTTTTATCTCCTACAGAAACCTGTGTTATATATTGTTGCGGTATATTTTTTTGTTTTTGTGGCGATATTTGTTGAAAACCTTTTTCTTGTAAGTCTGCTACTGCTTTTCTTTCTGCTTTTTTAGTTTTTGCCCTTTGTTGTGTCTCATACAATGCCCGTTGTGATTCTGGTGCATAAACACGCTGTGCAAATTGTTGAACTCCTACGCCTAAATCTTCTTGCCCAACATTTCTAAGCGCTGCACCAACTAATTCACGTAACGCAAGCTTTCCTTCAGGTGTTTTATTCATTTCTGTAACGCCTTGACCGATTAGCCCTACACCTTTTTCTAATCCTGTAGCTATACCTGTTCCAGCTTGTGCAATACCACTTGCGAAGCCTTGACCTACACTTCCTAACCCCCCTAAAAACTGTGCAACAATACTATCGTTATCAGGTCTTTTTTGTGGTACTGGCATATTAACTTGATTTTTTATTTGTTGATTCATTATATTCTACCTATCACTATCCTATTTGTATTCGGTGAAAACCAATTGCTTTATTTTCTTGCTGTTCTTTCAATTTTTTTTGCAAATCTTCAATTTCTTTTTTGTTCTTTTGTTCTAATGCAGATTCACCAACGTATTTTTGAACAGGAGCTAAACTTTGCCCTAGTCCAGTAATAGCTTTCTGTTGTGCAAATGTTTCAGCTGACTGTTGTTTTCTCAAAGCTTCTTTTTGTCTTAAACTTCGATCTTCTAACGCTTGCCTTAGTGCAACTTCTTGAGTTGCTCTTGCTAAATCTGTTCCCATACGTGATGAGGCCATTGCTGCCTGCAATGCTGCGTCTGGGCCTCGTACGCCTGCTTGTGTTAGTGCTACCTTAGTTTGCCTTAATGCTTGTTGCTGTTCTGGCAACGCTTTTTCTCTTATGAACTCTTGTAGTTGTGTAATTTCTTGTGGTGTACCTGACAATTCAGCTATATCTTGTTTCTGTAAATCTCTAAATTGATCGGATTCAGTATTATATACTTTTTGCGCACGTTGCAAAGATTCTTCTTGTCCTAGCTGTATACCTCTTAATTGACCTAATTCTTGCAATAGTTTTTCTTCAAACATTTCCTTTTCTAATTCAGATTGAGTTTCAGCTATTTTTCTTTCTTCTGATTTGCCTCCCATTTATGCGACTCCTAAAATTTTATCTAATTTATTTTTGTAATTTTCATTCATAATAGTAGGGGGGCTTGTTATTCCAGCTGCTTTTTTAATTAAATTATCAGCTTTCTTTTGTTCAATAGCTTTTAAAATTCCTGAACCAGTTTTACCGGTTAAATTTTCAAATGCACTTGATTGTAAACCTGACCCTTGTGTTTGACCTAAAGCCTTGTTTGCTTCACTAGCTAACTTTTGCGAAGCTATTGCTATTCCTGCTTGTTTTCCAATTTCAACCATTGCTGGTATTGCTGCTGTTGACATATTAATAAACCTCCTTGTAATAAAAAATGTCACCTTTTTTGTAGTTTTTACGTTCAAAATATTTAGACATGTCATTACTTGGCATTGTGCCAATTTGTAATAAATGAATATTTGCTTTTTTACATATTTCTTGTGTTGTATCTAATAATTTTTTTATAACACGTCCTTTTTTTAATTTTTTTAAACTAGGCAATGCTTGCATCATAAAAATATTAAATGAGCTATGATTGTTACTAAAAATTTGCGGAGATACAAAACCACATAAAACTCCAATAATTACTTTGTCACAAACACATTTAATAGCTAAATAATTGTCATTACATATATATCTGGCTAAATTATTTTTGTATGATGCAGAACAATAATCTAAACCTAAATTATCTAAATTCATGTTTAAAAAGCACTGCTTCCCAGATGCTTCAATTTCATCAATATCTTCATTAACGATGTGGCTTACCTTCATAACTCTTTGTTACTTATAATCCTTCCTTCTAATTTAAAACCCCGTATTGTGCTCATAGTTTGACATGTTATTTTTATTCGTATGTGCTTACCGTATCGATCAATATGCACTAACTTATAACTTTCGTTATCATCACTAGATAAATAATAATCTGGATCATAAAATTCAAATTCATAAAAGCTACCTGTATAATTAACTGTTGCTTCTCGGATCTGGTCATTATTAACTGTAACAAGGACATCTAATTGATTTGTTCCTGTTTCATCATAATGCACATATAAATTTTGAAAATATTTAGAATTATTATCTGAAACTAAATCAGGTGTTTCAAGAAAAGCTGTAATATTTTCGCCTCGATAATTTACATCGTCATACATTTTTTCTATAATCCCCGCATTTTTTTGAGCAATAAATAAATCGTCACCAAATTTAGTAATAATTCGATATATAGGAGAATAACTATCTGTTTTTATTAAATATTTGGTCCAGCCATTTATCCGTATATCGTAAACAAAAATATAATTAGTAGTAATTATATGATATTTGTAGTCGTAAAACTCTGCGTGTAAATCAATATTTTGTAGTTCAGTTTTTAATTTTGTTTTATTTAGTTGCTCTGAAAAATTATTAGTTTTTAAATTATCTAATTGCGTGGGTAAGTTTGTTGCAATATTTCCGTTAAAAACACGAATATCATATAAATTGCTTGCAAACATAACACCACCACTAAAAGTACTATTTTCTGGTATTCGAACAATACTATATCCATTAATGCAACCTGTATTAGCATTTGTTTGACGAACTGTAGTAACAATATTGGAGATGTCCGCTATATATATATGTTTTTCTGAAAAAATAACAATCTGGTTATAGTCTAAAACCAATCCTGTTAATGGTGTATTATCGTTCCCAACACCACTTACATCCGAGACTCCAGATGTATTATAAAATATTTCTATTTCGACTTCAGTTACATATAAATAATTAGGTCTAAAGCTATTACCTACCCCAACTAATTTTTCATTTTTTACTGTAATAAATTTTGGTTTAGGACATGAAGAATTAATTGTTGGGATATTTATACCTAAGCTATTATCAGTTACGTTATCCTCAAAAGACAATGTTGTGTTGTCATGAATAGTTGTTACTAATTTCAGCTGTGTACCACCTGCTTCAGTACGATACAATTTACGCTCAGTGCACGTAGCAATTGAAATCGGTAAATCAACAGTAATTTTATTACTATTAACACTTACAATGTTGCTTTGTGTCCCAATTACAATTTCAACTGAGTTAATCGTATAAGAAATTGCATACCTGTATTGACCAGTTAGATGACCTGCTACTAATTCATTTTTAGCTGTTGGTGCTCCCATTTCTGTTACATAATTGCCGTCATATACTAAAATATAATCTACTCCGTTTGAAATAAATAACTTGTCATTTAAAATTGCAAACGTGCATTTATTATTAGGAGTCATTCCGCTATATATAGTGGTCGGTGTATTTAAAAAGTTTTTTATAATGTTGCCACCTTGTACTAAAATATCTTCCTCAACGAACTGACCTGATGTATTTAAATATTTAAATTTGAAAATACCATCTACTTGATCTGTTGTGGAATTATATAATATGCTTGGGGCTTTTATTTTTTTAAATCCAATTACTTCGTCAAAATTAAAATTTTCAATGTCGTATACAAAATCACTTGAAATTAATTTGCGTCCACGGTCATTTCTTAGACCTTTAGACTGATACGATTCAATCACAAAACTCAAAGATTAACCTCCACATTATCTAGCTCCCAGTCGTATGCATGACCAATCATTGCTCCATTAACAATTTGCCCATAACCAGCCTGTATATCACGTCTAGCTCGTGCAAAAAATTCAGCTGCGTCAATTTTATATGGCCTTGCTCTTTCTGCATCGATTTTACTTAGTAGTTTATAAGCGACCATATCAACAATTGGTTCTACATGTTCATCAGGGATTTCCATTTCTTTATCTAATTGAGCTTGTGAAATATCATCATTTACGTCAACTGTGATTTCAAAATGCTTTTTTCTATAATACATAACTAAATTATTTTCTGTTACGGTATTAGTGTCGCTATGTTCTGCTGCCGTAGTTCCTTCTACGCCACGAGTACAGCCATTAAACGTTGTAGATGATTTATGTGTGTATCTAATTTTTTCATTGTTAATTGTGATGCGGCCATTTAATTCTGGAAAGCCACTTGTTGAGCCAACAGTTATTGTTGTTGCACTGTCACTCAAAGATCCGCTCACTGTTGTCGTGTTAGGCGATCCACTGTTATCTGGATAAATTGTTAGTTCGTTATTCCATACACTAAAAAACCTAGGTATTCCGGCATAACTACCATAAGGAAACTCACTGTTAACTTTATTTAAATCTTTATAATTTAGAGGGTACTTACGACCATCACGCCATATATATGTAAATCTGTATGCCTGCGATCTAATTGCGTCACTTGGTGCTGTAGCAACACGAGTATCTAGCCCTAAAGTTGTACTAAAAATATCCTCTATTCCTTTAACTACTGACGAATACGTATCTAATGCATTTTTTAATTGTTCAACAATCCGCTTATTTGTAAATAATTTGTTAGCATTTTTACCAGTCAAATCATCTGGCATTCCTAAAGCTGTATTAATTCGATCTAAAACTTCACTTACATTCATTGTATACTCCTAATAAATTCCTAAAAAAATGCTAAACCATTCCCAAAATAACATCTGTGTTTCCTTTTGTTTGTGTTAGTTTTGCTGACTCATCCGGCGTTAACCCTGATATTCCAGTTTCGACAACTAAAATAGTGCTTTGCCATACTATGTCAATCCCTCCTCCGCCTGTAGTTGGATGTTTTACTGGATATGTTCCATCTAGCCTTGAAACTCGTATATTATCTAATTGTACTAATGCATTGCTTGTTGTGTTGTCCACCTTGCCTGTAAGTGATAAATTTGCCTCATTAATTGCTAATAATAAATTCGGCTCTAAAATTCCAAGTTGTGTTGATTTATTATAAACAAACCAGCTGTACATTTGGCTTGCGTACCAGTCCGCACTAAAAATAATATCAATTTCATCATTAACGTAGTCTGCTTGAAAAACATTTGTTAAAGTTGAACCGTCATGTCCATAACTTATATAAATATCATCGTCTTCTTGCTCAGCTAAAATAGACCATCCGTTATCATTAGCTACCGCCGAAGCAGTAAACGTTTTTTTAGCAGTCGTACCGCTATTATACTCAATATTAACTCTAATAACATCACCGGTAGTAAAAGTAGTCCCATTCTGATAAGACAGATTATAGGAAGTGCCTGTTATAATAGAATTTTCTACTACAGTAGATTGAGTTTCATTTCTTACTAATATTCGTGACCCAGAAACAATATTACTAACACTTGCTTGCGCTTGCGGTAGTACTACAGTTATTGTACCACTCGTCTGTTGTACAACTGTTGGCGTAGTATCTGCGTTTAGTGTAACAGTTGAATTATTTAAAACATCCACAAACGGTAATGTAACAGTTGTTGTGTAAGAGCCACCTTCCTGAAAAATAACTCGATCGTAAGCAGTTGTAATAGTTTCGCCTGATTGAGGAAAATACGTGTCTCCCCATAACCCAAATACCGGAACATCAATTGTATTATCAAGTGTCGTATTTATGTTTAAAGCATTAATCGGCACTTGATTTGAAGTTAATTTTTCTACAACTAATTTAATCTGCACAGACTTTAAAACATCGGCTGGCAATCCTGCTAAAGCACTCTGTAAATTAGACAAAGTTAAGTCAGCAAGTGTGGTATAAGTTCCATATTTTCTTCTTATCGAAAATTTTACTGATGAGTTTGACTGGTAAACACCATCATAAACCGCACTAAAACTATTAATACCATAATGAACATCGCCTATAAATTGACATTTATCACCTATAGTATCAATTTGCACTTGATTCGAGCCAGTAAAATAAATATCGCCTGTTTCTACAAGTTTAGTAAAATAATTTGGTCTATCAGTTGAGTCAAAGTTATTATAATAAAAGACTATTTTTGCATCTGTTGGACTATTCGGCGTTGTTTGCAACGTGCTTGCCCAATTAAAGGTAGTATTATTATGAATATAACCATTATCGCCTAAAGTCATTGCGTTATTTAATGTTACGTTAGTTGTAGCACCTGTCATACCAAGTGAATAACCAGCTGAGTTATTAAACTCTATATTAGTAGCATCTGTGTTAAATGGTACACTTAAAAATTGAGTAATAACACCGCTTCCGTCAAAATTAAAATTATTAAGTCTTGTCGATCCTTGCGCATTGTTCCAACTCGTAACTCGATAATATGACGCACTTGGATTTTGTACTCCCCAGTCTAATCCGTCAATTGTTAAATTGTCGCTTGTCCCCGTAATATAATTAATAAAAGCCTCACCACTAATCCCACCTACATTTGATGGTGTTCTTACAGTTGTATTTTGTATAGTTAAATCCTGTTGTGTTATGACGTACACATGCCAACCATTGTTGAAATTTGTTGGTTGGCTGGTCCATGTTACAACTCTTTTTGGTGAGGTCTCCCAATAACTGTTTTTTATAAATTCGTTTCTTGAATTGGAAGCTCGAAAAAGATTAAAAAATCTACCTGCAAAATCATTATTTTTTATTATAGTATTTTTACCTGAAAGAGCCATTGCAACATCGTTACTACTAATTGCACCTGTGTTAATCTGACTTAATGTACAGTTTTGAAATTCACTGTTTTCACCTGTAATATTAATAAATAATTTACTCTGTGTTGATTCATGATGAATATTGCAAGAAGTGTATTTTTGGTTATTCGATGCACCAAAATTACTAGTATTAGGAAATGTAAAGCAGCACGATTTAAATTGTTGTGTTAAGTTAGAAGAAATGAGCCATAAATTAGGCGAGCGATGACTTAAATGCTGAAATACATTGTTGTCGTATGATGACCAGAATAATCGAATGCTACCCTCTATTATTGCGTTACTGACTTGAAAATTAATTGATGTTTCACATTTCCAGTCAAAAGTAGTTGCTGACGAAGTTGCGCCTTTTTCAATTACAATATTTGGAATATAAATATTAGTTCCGTTAGGAGGTATTGTGCCGTTTGTTCCATCTCCAAAAGTCACTGTATTAGCAGTAAAATTATGTGTGTACTGATTACCTAATGTCCGACTATTAGAGCCTAATGCATCAGTTAAACTATCAACTTGTCGCCATACTGTATTATATGAGTCACCATTATCAAGCGTTGCTCCTTCATCTAAATATAATGCAATAGTATCTTTATATTTTGCAGCTGTAACGCCGTCTGGCTCTAAGCCTGTAGGAAGTGTAAAACTTTGATTAGCTGTACCATTTGATGTTCCGACTAATATTAATTCACCTTCAATATCTAAATTTGATGCAAATCTATGCGTCATTGCATTATTCCATCGAATAAATATTGGTGTCGACGTAGACGTGTTTTTAATTAGTATGTTAGCATTTTGAAAAAAATAACTGTTTAAATCAACTGTTGATGTATTAATAGTCAAAGTTGCTCGATCTGTTCCAGTAAGACTATCTCCGTTAGCAATTCCTGATAAACTTGAATAATTTGTGTCTGTTGATATTGCAAAATTGGCCATTATGTTTGCACCACAGAAGTTATATTATTAGAACTATCATAATTAAATGTTTTAGTTTCAATTACACTTCCATCTTGAGTCGTTACAATTGTACTAATTAAATTTCCAACTCTATTAATTGTCCGTATAATATTGTCGTCATAATCAATGCTAGTCAATAAATCATTTGTCCTGTTAAAAATAGGATTTTGTAGTTTTGTTGTTTCGACTGGATTAAATAAAAATGTCATCCTTCAACACCTATAATTTTTTTGTTTCCACTAGCACAAATTGCACTAATTTGACCTGTATATATTGGATTATCAAGCGTTAAGCTACCACCATTAGCATTTAGTCTAATAGCACTGTTCATAACAGCTGTCCCACCTAAAGTTATATATATATTTTGATTTGAATCATTTACAAGAATTAATAATTTTCTGTTGGCATTAGCTGATAGTATTGTTGTACTAGTTGCATTTACAGTTACATTAAAATTATTAATTCCTACTGTGATATCTGTAGTTATGACATTACTAGATATTTCAGGTACAAAGGGATCAGCATCCGTACCATTGCCGGCCGATTTAAAAAATTTTATACCTGTTTGTGATTTTATATCTTGAAAGTTAGCCATAGCTTTATTTTCAGGGTGGGGTGGCTACGGCCACCCTTTCCAATGCTATTAAGATGCAGCGATCTTAATTTTGTTCCCAGATAATACAATAGTAGCTGATCCACCGCTTGTAGCAGTAGATGAAATTCCTACAGATTGTGCGCCTTCAGCAGTAGAACCAGAAGATCCACCATCTAATACAAGACCAGATCCAGCGTTAAGTACTTCAGCATAGTCACCTGCAGCAAAAGTATCAGTAGTTAAAACTGTTACTTTTCCTTTGTAAGGTGCCCAGCAATAGTAACCAGAAGTTACTGCAACTTGTGGGGCAACTACAGTTGCTCCTGAGTCAGTTGTCGCTGGTGCTTTTGAAATAACTTCACTACCTGCAGTGTTTGAGCTAGATAGCTGGTATGGTTGATATTGTGTAAGAGATCCGTGTGCTTTAACGTAAACATATTCTGGTTTAATTGCGTCTGAATTAGATACGTCAACATATTGCGCGCCTAAGTCGTATTTACGAGTTGAGCTTGGATTTGTTAAATCGTCTGTGTCGATTGATTGAATAAATGCCATTGATTTTTCCTTTCTAATTAATTCTTTAAGCTGTTAATGACTTGAATACACCGTTATAACGACGAGCTGTACAAATCATGTTACCAACTAAGAAAGTTTGGTTAGTTTGTATTGCTTGGTTTGGAATTCGTGTGTTCCCATCCATTATTGTATCTTTACCTTCGAAGCCATACTTATAGCACATTTTTAACGTTGGAGTTGATAAAATATACAACTCGTTGTCAGCAGTAGACCCGTCGGCTGATCCGGGGCTGTATTCGTCTACGAACCAGTTGATGTTGTTGAACTTGCATCCTGCAAATCCAGCACCTAAATCTTCACTGTCGATAAAACGTTGATTTGATTGCTGAGAAGCTAAAAACTTAGCCTGTACGAATGAGTTAGAAATCATCATGTCAGGTGCATAAGAACCAATTTCGTTTCCATATCTTTGACCAGTTGCAACTAGCTTACGAACAACTTGGTTTAAGTATGCGTAGTTAATTGTGTTAGTATCTGTGTCTATTTCAGTTAACCAAGTAGAGCTGTCATCTAAGTCAGTGTTAGTAATTCCACCATAAGCAGTTCCTGAAGCTGCGAAAATATCTGCAAAGCCGTTAAATGCATTACCGTTTGAATCTGAACCACTACCATACATCGCTGATGACAATGTACGAGTAGCTGCATTTTTTGCACCTTCAATTTTAGCAACGATCAAAGACTTAACTGCGTTTGCTGTGTTGTCAGTCTTGGTAAAATCTTGCAAAGTAAAAGATACGTTGTGGTAAAAATATTTGAAATCGAAAGTAGCCTTACTTAATTGCTGGTTAGCTGAAGTATCAATAGCACTATAAAGGCCGTCGAAAAAACCTTGAGATTTATTCTCCGCAATTTCAACTGGTTGGCTAATTTGTGTACCGCCTGATACATATTCTAAGTTTGGTTTTTTTGAAAGCCTGTTAAATAGTGCGTTTGCTTTTCCGAACTGGT